AAATGTCTGCCACTCTCACTATTGAACAACAACCATGGACTGATTTTACCAGACACTATCTTGTGACAGATTTTGTTAGCATTAGTATAACGGAGAACATCACCAATCTGTAGATTATCTTCTTCGGAGAATTTCAACAATGTTTCTACACTCCGTTTGATGGCGTCCATACCGTCTTCTAACCGGATGTATTCAATCAAATACTTATCGTAGTGGCGGTCACTAGCCCACTTGTCTAAGGATATCTTTTCTTTGAGTAGCCAATCAACATACATTAGTGGATTGATTACTCCAACATCTACACAATAGGTGCCATACTTTACAAAGCCGCCGTAATAAGGACTACCGGAAAAATCACGATATTCCTTCTTCTTACCACGAGGTTGATATTGTTGATAGAACTTGGACCAGGCGATGAACGCTATCCTATTGGCTGGCTTGTCCCGATCCATCCATCGGCGCTTGGGCTCACACAAGTGTTTCAATAATGAGCCAGGCTTGACGAATGTCTTGTTACAGTGTTCACAGCGAAACTCTTCAGTTGCCACATTCTCGTTCATAGTCATCAATGTCTTGTTTGGTTACATGTTTAGCGAGTTCTTCAATGTCGGTGACCTTCATCTCAGGGAACATCCTTGCCAGTCTGACTTTGTGACGCTGTTCGGTTACATACTGAGTAGCGGCATCATCAATGTCACTAGTACTAGCGCCAGCAAATACTTTTGTAAAGTATTCTTTGACTTCTTTCTTATTGGCTTCTGTCTTGAACTCGCCTAGTTTACTATTCAAGTGTGGAATCCACTGATGGAATTGTTTACCCATACCAGGAGAGGCGGCACATAACATCAACCACTGAAGTTTTGGATGTTGCTGAACTCGCTCATTGAACATGTGTTTGTTGGCATTGGCATCCGTACTCATCACATAGTAGGCGCCTAACATGCCACTGGCTTTGATGGCACTCATCCAATGAAGCATCATATAGGGAACAAACTTCTTTTGTTGGTCCTCAGTGAGTGTGTCCCACCATCCATAGTCTTTCCGGTCAATGGCATCAAGTGCCTTGAACAGGTCAAAATCTTGTGATTCTAGTTTTTCGTCTTGGGGTACTGCTGGTTTACGAGTTGCCATTATTTCAATCCTGTTATCCAAGGGCTTTTGATGCCCTGTTCATAGAAGTCGCGGGCACGACCAGAGTAGTAAAACACTTCACCACACTGGGTACACCGATAGCGATGTAGGTCAATATCTTCATATGTTTGGTCAGTAAAATACCGCCAGTGACCGAGCACAACATGACCCCAGTCGTTTTCATACTCGTCAATCCATTCACTGGCTGCCTTTGTATGTGTACAAGTCATATTAGAACGCCATGGAAAAATCAACAATTTCACAATTCTTGCTTATTTCTTTGACGAAGTATACACACCTGGGTTTAGCGTCATTGTCAATTGGCACACACAAGAATTGTCCATTCTTCAGTCGTGGAGCATACCAAGTTACATCATTGTATACATCCATGATTTCAATGTCAAGGAAACTGGGTTTGAAACCTGATAGTGGGTTGAACTGAAACGCTTTGAAGCCTCGGTCATTGATAGAGGTCAGTGGCAGGGTTTCAAGGTCGCCAAGGTCAGGCTCACCAATCAAGATTTGCCAATCTAGAGGCATCTTGATTACCGAGTCACCGATTCTGAGAACTAGGGCCGGACTATTGAACGACTCCAAGAAGATCAAGGGGATGAAGTAGTAGTCACATGTTGATGGGTTACTATTGTCCAGTATAGCGAATCTAAGATCATCAACTTCTTCGGGCAGGGTGGTGAGGTCATAGCGATGATCCTCTAAAACGAGTATATTCATAATTTTATGTTGGGGGATTATTTATATTATAGCGTGTTGGCAGCGGTAAGTCAATCAATTTTGGACGAATGATAAATACTTATTATGAGAATACATGAAATTATCAACGAGGATATCAGCCGCCGAGGTTTCTTAAAAGGTGCTGGAGCGGCGGCCGTCGGTATGGCTGGTGTTAGTGGGGCATATGCCAAAGGTAAAAATCTCAACGACCCAGAAGTATGGTACTTAGTTGGTTTCGTCGATTATGGCAAGAAGGTGAGTGGTGGCCTTAGCGAGGAAGAGGACATTGAGTTTGAAATGATACTCAGATTATGTAACGAAATGTTTTTCTATTATAACAAAAACCAAAAAGCCGTAGAAATGTATAATGCCGGACAGGATGCCTTCAGAGACAGGTCGAAGAAATTTTATAGTTCTGAAGATTTATATCGTTACAACACTACTGAATATAACAAGAAAGTGGATGAGTATCGTCGGAAACTTACTAAGTTCGGATTCAAAAAACTAATGGTGCGGGTTAATTCTCCACTGGAAGAAAGTGTGGCGGTCAACATGAGTCCATACAAAGAAGCGATTCAGAATGCCGAGACTTCAAAACAGAAGTCAGCCAAAAACAAAATCGGTGAACTGACAAGAAAGTGATAAATAAAGGTGAGAGCCACGATGTACCACCATCCGCTCTCTCTAACGCTAAAGGACAGCATCAGCATGACTATTTATACCCATCAACGAGTGGCTACGATTTATAGAGCCACAAACAAACTCAACGGAAAATCATACATAGGATTTGATTCTAAGTGGCCTAACCGCCAAAACGAACACAGATCAAGTTTTGAAAAAGAAAGTACCATCATATTTTATAGAGCCTTGAAGAAGTATGGCTGGGATAATTTTTCTTGGGATGTTATATATCAATCCACTGATGTTGAACACACTCTATCAGTTATGGAAAATCATTTCATTCTGGAAAATAACTCATATACCGATGGCTATAATATGACTCTCGGCGGTGAGGGTACTCTTGGGTTAGTGATTTCAGAAGAACGAAGACTAAAAATGTCTGGGGCGGAAACATTCGTTGAACGAGCCTCAACGAAACATGATTTCAAATACGACTACTCCGAAGTGGAATATAAGAATCAACATACATTGATTACCATCATTTGTCCTGTTCATGGCGAATTTCAACAATTACCGAAAACACATTTGATGGGTTATGGATGTAAGCATTGTTCTGGCAACATGTCCGATACTGATTATTTTATTGAAAAGGCAAAAAAGAAACACGGTAATAG